CGATCGTTGCCACGGCGCGGGCGGATGGCCACGGCGTGCCCATCGGCTTGCCGCAGGACCCGGGGCAGGCGGGCAAGCAGCAAGTGGCGTGGCTTACCGGGCGGCTGGCTGGATTCCGCGTGGCAGCAGGGCCGGAAAGCGGATCGAAACTGACCCGTGCGGGGCCGGTGGCCTCACAGGTGGACGCCGGCAACGTGGCGCTGCTACGGGCGCGCTGGAACCGCGCGTTCCTCGACGAACTGCGCGACTTTCCGCAAGGGCGCAAGGACGACCAAATCGACGCATTCGCCCGCGCCTTCACCATGCTGACCGAGGCTGCGGCGCCGGCGCGGCGCGTGTTCGTGCCGGTGATGGTGAGATGACGCCGCGGCCTAGCGACGACGATGCAAGGGGCACCGATGTTCGACACGATCTGCGGTCTGATCCCGGCCGATCCTGACTACCCGGAGCGGACGCGGCGACTGGACATTCTGACGCGTGTTCTGGAAGGCCGCCTGTATGAGGCACTGCCGTACGAATTCCACGAGGAACGCGGCGCCGGAGGCGAATACATTCCGCTGCGCCAGCGCCGTCCGTCGGTACGCTACCCGCTGGCACGCATCATCGTGGACGACAGTCTGTCGCTGATGTTCAGCGAGGGGCATTTTCCGACGATCGACTGCGCCGATGCGCGCGTACGCACGACATTGGCAGACATCGTGCAGGAGGGCGCCGGGAAGCAGGCGATGCTGGAGGCGGCGCTGCGCGGCAGTGTCGGGTCGGTCGCGGTACTGCTGCGCGTGTTGCGGGGGCGTGTTTTCTTTCGCGTTCTGCAGACGCAGTTCCTGACGCCGCAATGGGACCCACAAGCACCGGACAGCCTGCTGCTGGTGACCGAACGCTACAAGGTACCGGGCGCGGATCTCGTCGCGCAGGGCTACGATGTTGCCGATACGCAGGCGCAGTACTGGTTCATGCGCCAATGGGACGATCAGGCTGAGATATGGTTCCGGCCGTGGCCCGTGGGCTCCGGCGCCGCGCCCCAGGTGGACGAGGCGCGCAGCGTCCGCCACGGCATGGGATTCGTGCCGATAGTATGGATTCGCAATCTCCCGGGTGGCGACGACATCGACGGCGCATGCACTTTCCGCCCTGCGGTGGAAACCAACATCGAAATCGACTACCAGCTCTCGCAGGCGGGGCGCGGCTTGAAGTATTCATCCGATCCCACTTTGCTCATTCGCGAGCCGGCGAGCGCCGATGGCGACATCATTCGCGGCGGCGGCAACGCCTTGGTGGTAAGCGAGAAGGGTGATGCCAAGCTGCTCGAGATCAATGGTACGGCGTCCGCCGCGGTGATCGAGTACGTACGCGCGCTGCGCGAGTTCGCGCTCGAAGGCGTGCATGGCAATCGAGCTTCGGCCGATCGTCTGACGACCGCGCAGAGCGGACGGGCGCTGGAGATGATGAACCAGGGCCTGATCTGGCTGGCAGACAATCTGCGAGTGAGTTATGGCGACGGACTGCTGAAGTTGGCTCGCATGGTTCTGCGTGCTTCGGAACTGTTTGCCCTGCGTGTGCGCGGTGACACGGTGACGCCGTTGCCGCAGGCGCGGCTAAGCCTGATCTGGCCGCGCTGGTATGCTCCTACCGCCGAGGATCGTCAGCGCGATGCGAACAGTCTGCGCGTACTGCAGTCGAGCGGGTTCATCTCGCGCGAGACGGCCGTGAAGTCGATTGCCGACGTGTACGGAATCGATGCGGTCCCGGCCGAGCTGGCACGCATTGCCGCGGAAACTGCCACGTCGGCGGCCGTGGACCATAGCGACGAGTCGCAGCAGACCAGCTAGTCCGATCGGCTGCCGGACGTCCAGCTAATTTGATCGATTGCTACAGAGCCGACCCGGGTTGGGGTCGGATCGCTTATCGTTTGAGTGGAGACGTGCATGACCGACGCAACCACCGAGGACGCCGCCGAGCGGGCAGCGGCGCTGGAACTCAGGCTGGCCGAGGTAGAGGCCCAGAGCCAGACCCGCCTGATCCGCGCCGAGTTGAAAGCCGAGGCCGTACGGGCCGGCATGGTGGATCTCGACGGGCTGAAGCTGATCGATGCCGGCACGCTGAGTTTGAATGAAGCGGGCGAGGTGGAAGGCGGCGCCGCGCTGATGATGCAGTTGCGACGATCGAAGCCCTGGCTGTTCGGGGGCTCTTCCTCCTCTTCCTCGGCCGCGCCGCCGCCATCGCGCCCGCCAAGCGCCAAGTTGGCTACGGAGATGAGTTACGAAGATTGGCGGACGGCACGGGCCGAACTGCTGAAGCGACGATGAAAGAGTAGGTCGGCACGGACGAAGCGGGATCAGAGGACGCAAACGCGGACACCATGATACCGCGTTCGGACCCGCTCTCGAAGCGAGACAATCACCAGCCGTCCGGCGAGCGTCGTCCGGAGGCCGTACAATCCGAGGGTCTACATGGGCATTCAGAACTTCCCGCTCGCACTGCAGCCGATCATCCAGCAGGGCTTTTTGGAACGCGAGTTCCAACAGGCGCTGAACAGCCGGCTGGGCTACCGCGCCTGCGCCGACCGCGAGATGTTTGCAGTGGGCATCGGCGAGACGCTGACCAAGACGCGCGCCGGGCTCAAGCCGTCCGTGACGACGCCTCTGGCGCCGGCCACCAACACCAATCTCGACAATGGGCTTACGCCACAGTCCTTCAGCGTCGAGCAGTACACGATCACGCTGAACAGCTACGCTGCCACCACCGACCTGAATATGGTGACGAGCCGGGTAGGGATCGCCAGCCAGTTCCTGCTGAATGCCTCCATCAACGGCGAGCAGGCGGCGCGCAGCCTCGACGAGTTGGCGCGCAACGCGCTGTTCGCGGCGTATTTCGGCGGCAACACCCGTGTACGCAGCAGCCTTACCGTGGCCGGCCCGGCTCTGCCCGTGGACGACGTGCGTGGCTTCCAGACGGTGTTCGTGAACGGCGTGCAGACCTCCGTCGGCGCGGCCGCCGATCTGACAGTGACCGTGGGCAGCAACGCCTACACGCTGGTTGGCGTCAGCGTGGATTCGAACAACGTTTCCACCGCGCCGGGCGGAATCTCCGGCGTGCTGACGTTCAGCTCCTCGGTTTCCGTGACGGACGGTGCCGCTGGCAACACGGTGACGGCGGCGATCGCCAGTGCCATCGCGCGGCCCAACAACGAAGCCAATACCGCGTTGCTGAAGGCGGCGGACACGCTGACCATGGGGACGCTGTTGAACGCGGTGGCGACGCTGCGACTGAACGCGGTGCCGGAGATCGACGGGGCGTACAACTGCTACCTCGATCCGATCTCGGCCCGCCAGCTGTTCGCGGACAATGATTTCCGCCAGCTGTTCTTCGGCGCGACCTCGGCCAACCAGGTGTTCAAGCGCGGCATGGTGAACGACTTCCTCGGCCTGCGCTTCGTGCCGACCAACGAGGCGTATGTGCAGCCGCACCCCACCATCAGTGGCGCGGTCATCCGTCGTCCCATTATCTGTGGCCAGGGCGCGCTGATCGAAGGTGACTTCGAAGGTATGGCGGAGGCCGACGTGGCGCCGAAGGACGCGATCGTGTCGCTGGTGGACGGCGTGTGCATGGTGACGCGCGAGCCGATCGACCGGCTGCAGCAGATCATCGCCCAGAGCTGGTACTGGATCGGTGGCTTCTGCACGCCGAGCGACGTGACGACCAATCCGACGACGATACCGACCGCCACCAATTCCGCATTCAAGCGGGCGGTGATGATCGAGCACATCGGCTGAGCGCACTGCCGGGGGCGCTGACGCGCTCCCGGCATCGGCGTTGGAGGGCGTGGACGTTGCCCGGTGGTGCCACGATGCTTCCAGCGGGGCGCAAGCTGGCGTCGGGCGACAAGACGCGCTGAAGAATTCCCAGGAGCAGCCTCATGGCGTTCTCGGAAGCCGAACGCACGGACGTGCGACGGTATTGCGGATATCCGGCATACGGCTCCGGCACCTCCGGATTTCAGGGCTGGCGGTTCTACCAGGTGTACGGCCTGATGGAGTTCCGCCTGCAGCACCTGAGCGGTTCCGAGGAGGCGGTGGTCCGGCAGTATCTCGCCACTCTTGCAGTGTTGGAGAGGGCAATTCCGGAAGCGGCGGTAAACCTCGACACCGAGCGCGCTGCCATATGGACGCGCAATGCCGACGAAGTGGGCGAGCGGATGCAATTGTTCGATGACTGGCGGCGGCGGCTGTGCGGCTTTCTCGGTCTGCCGCCCGGGCCCGAGCTGGGCGACGGGGGAGTGAGGGTGATAGTATGACGCGGTCGGACCGGATCCAGGATGCTCTGCACCGCGGCCTCGGGGTGGCGGCGCGTGGCCTGGGTGCCTGGTGTGATGCCTACCGGCCGCGGTGCGCCACCGATCCGCTTGACTCTGCAAATTGCTTTCTTCGTCTGCCGGCGAGCTTCCTACCGCAGCGCGAGACCCAGGACGTCAGCCACGGGCACCGCGTGTGGCAGGGCGTGTTCGATGCGGCCTACACATGTCCAGGCGACTATCTCAGCAATGGAGATTACCGCTTCTTCGTTATCGCGCAGGAGCCATTTCAGCCGGTGCTGTGTATCTGCGGCAACCGCGTGGTGAGCATCAGGCGGCCAAGTGCGCCGGCGGCAGCTGGGGTCAAT